AGGATCACCTTTAGGACCAGCAAGACCAGGAAGACCTCTAGGGCCTTGAAGACCAACACCAGGAGGGCCAGGACCACCAGCAGCACCTTGAGGGCCAGGATCACCTTTAGGACCAGGACCACCATCAGCACCAGGAGGACCATCAGCACCAACAGCACCAGCAGGACCAGCAATACCAGGGGCACCAACAGGGCCAATAGGGCCAGGGCAACACGGACCTATAGCACCTTGAGGACCAGGACCACCAGGATCACCAGGATCACCTTTAGGACCAGCAAGACCAGCAGGACCAGGAGCCCCAGGAGGGCCAAGAGGGCCAGCAGGACCAGGAGGACCGAGAGGGCCAGGATCACCTTTAGGACCAGCAAGACCAGGAAGACCTCTAGGACCAGGAAGACCAAGACCAGGAGGACCAGGACCACCAGCAGCACCTTGAGGGCCAGGACCACCAGGATCACCTTTAGGACCAGGAGCCCCTGGAGGACCAGAGGGACCAGGAGGACCAGCAGGACCAGGAAGACCAATACCAGGAGGACCAGAGGGACCAGGAGGACCAGGATCACCAGGATCACCTTTAGGACCAGCAATACCAGGAGGACCAGAGGGACCAGGAGGACCAGGAGGACCAGGACCACCAACACCAGGAGGACCAGAAGGACCAGGAGGACCATCAGCACCAGGAGGACCAGGACCACCAGGACCACCATCAGCACCAGGAGGACCAGGACCACCATCAGCACCAGGGGCACCAGCAGGACCAGTAGGGCCAGTAGCTCCTCCCCCTCCTTGGGGATCACATATAGGCGCACATAAGCACTCCCCTTCTGGTAATTCTACGATTTCGCAGACACCAGCAACGGAAGATAAAATTAAGGGTATGAACCCCATTGTGCAACCTGTCGGCATTTAGAGTTAAGCCTCCGTTTCGTCAGTTTCAGCTTCTTTTTCTTCTTCTTCGGGGGACATACCAGCTAATAGTTCATCCATATCCTTTAAACTATCCAGAAATTCATCTTTGCTAATCCCCTTTTTAGGTTCCTCCGAAGAATCCTCTCCTGGCTCGCTAGATGCTTCTGGAGGTGCTTCTGGAGGTGCTTCTGGAGGTGCTTCTTCAGCTTCCTCATTCTTAGAAGATTTCTCTTTTTCAGATGCTTTCACGGAGTCATCTTCGGGATCAGTTTGGTTATCTGGGTGGACTTCAGCCTTAGCCGCTGCCTTTTTCCCAGCCTTTTGTTCGGGACTAAGGTTTCTATCCTCTTCGTCATCAGATCTTTCCTTACCTCTATCTAAAAGTAGCTTATCTTTGGCCTTTTCTAAAAGCTCGGCTGTACTTACTTCAGTTGTAAGGAGGGTATCAAAGGAAATCCCTTCGGATAGGACGAAATCAAAGGTAAAGTCTGAGTAATCACACTCTTCAAAGCACTCTTGGAGTAGATCATTAACATCAATTACCTCTACACCATTTTTAGACTTAAGCATTTGGCTTAAATCAGATAAACACTCCTTAATAACACTACCTTTGGGAGCTAATCGCATAAGAGATTCAAAAATAACTACTTGCGTTTGGGCTAACCCCTGAAAGGTAGCACTCTCCCTAAGATTTTGAACATTAATACCATACTTAGTATTAAGAAGTTCTAAAATTACAGCTTTTAGTGGCTTCTTCATATCGAAGAGGGTAGAAGCATACAGCTTAAGCTCTTTATCGGAGATGTGGGATTCATCTGAGATTCCGAAAGAGTTACTAAGAGACTCAAAAAGCTGCTTCTTAGTAGTGAGAGCTAAGAAAGGAATCTCGATAACCGCATCAACTAAAGCCTCTAGGATTACCTCTTCAGAGTCTTCGAAAATATGACTAGCAAGTTGGCGAATGGAAGCATTAGTAGCCCAAACATCTTCGAAACTTTTCTTAGATTCCAGAAGCTCTTTTCTTACTAATTCTTGCTTACAAATTAGCTCGTATACGCTTTTGGTAGGTCCTTTAGAAATCGTGTAGCTACTTTGCTCTTGAAGAGTATCATGAGAAAGTTTTGGGAAATCAAAAGCCTTAGAGACGGAGTTAGAAAGCTTAATAGCGTGTTCAATCTCCTTTACTTGTTCAATGTTCTTTTTATTTTCTGATAGAAAATCTAGAAACTGGGGCATCATTTCTAAAAAGCGTTGAAATTGCTTAGTTTCAATAATAGTTTGATCCTGGTTGAAAACTAAATTCTTTTCTTCAAGTCTATCCTTAACATTTTCAAACTTAAGTCTGCTTTCCCATAAGGATAAAATATCAGTAAAGCTATCGTCAGCATGTTCATATTTATCAGAGTTAATATTACCTACAAAGGATGAAACTTTCTCATTAACAAAAGAATCAAAGACATCATTATCTGTGAAGATTTCAGAATCTTGAACTTTTAGGTTAGTAAGGCTAATATCCCCTTTTAAAGTATAATCACCTGATAAAACCTTTCCGCTCTCGGTTAGGAAGGCAACTCTTTTATTTTCACTATCAATAGAAAATAACTCTACATTCTCGCGTAGAGATCGACCAAGACAGTCGCTTAGTTTAAGTAAATTTGTTACTGTGGTATTTCTGTTTTCGAATAAATGATCAAACATATCTAACTCCTTGTAATTACAGGCTATTGGTATATAGTAAGCCTAATTAACTATTTTTTTTCCGATTTCTTACTTTTCTGCTTATTATCCTCTCAAGTGAGGCTAACTTGCTATCACTAGATCCAGACTCAGCAATAATTTTTTGTTTTAACCTATTTAAAACAGCAATGCTTTCCTTTTTAGGTTTTTGCTTTTCCACTTCCATTTGCCGCTCATGGTCTGCTTGCTTACCACCTTCATCCCTAGCGGCATCACCATCCTTCCCAGACTGCTCTCTATCCATATCTTGGTCTTTGCCACCTTGGGCCATATCTTCCGCGCCCTGGGCTTCTGCTTGAGCAGCTTCTGCTTCCTCAGCCTTCTCCTTCTTAAGCTCTTCCATGATATGTGCGATCTCTTGATCTGTCATATCATAGAATTCTTTATAGATAGTAGCTTTGGGGAACAACCCTGTTCCAACAACAGCCTGAATAACACGGGCTTTTTGTTCATCAATCTCCATTTTACGCTTAGTAAAAGTATCACTAGGGTCTGGGAGAATAATTTTTAAATCTTTAATTAGGTTAGCAGGATAACCTACTAATGCCATATGCCTTTTAGCAATTTGCTCTAATCCAATCTCAATCTGTTGCTGGACTCGTCCAATCACCCTAGCAAACTTAGCATCAAGCTGGGACAGGTTAGCCTTTCGCTCAGGGGACTTATCTTTTTCAACAATGTAGTCCTTAGGAACCTTAAGAGCAGCTAGAAGTTTATCACGGAAGTAACGAACATCATCCACCTCACCCAAATTCTGGGCTCCAGGAAGGGTATCAATCTTAGTTCCCTGTGCCCCCCGTGTAGGAACGAAGAAGTCTTCGTCTGCACTTAAGGGGTTATAACGGGCATCAATAGTTCCCGAATTAGAATCGTAATACTTCTCTTTCTTAAACTTCTCTTTAACCTTTTCAATGAACATCTCTGCTTTAGTTGCTGGCATGTTGGCAACATCAATATAGAAAATTCGTCTTTCGGGTGCCCGTGCAAGTCTGTAGATGAGCATAGCATCTTCCATAAGCTTCAAGGATCGAAAAATCCTAACAGCAATAGCAGCAATACCCTTTCCATATGGATAGTACATAGGATCCGAGGTTCTCAACCTAAAGTGTACGATTTGGTTTCTATCTAGAGTAATGTAAGCCGCCCCATTCATTTGGTCAGCAGCACTACCATAAGCAGTCCAATCATTAGCTTCGGGAATTTCTTGTAGGAAGTCGGTCAAGTACCCGTATTCATTTTCAACCCTAACAATAAAATTAGGATTTAGAACTTTAATTCTCTGGAGGCCCTTTTTAGGATTATTAATATCAATAATAGTCTCCATAAAACAATCACCATACTTACAGGTATTACGGATAATATCCCAATAGTGCCGATCCATATTAAGAACATTAAAGAGTCTTTCAATCTCATCTACAACGATCTGGTCTTTACTTTGAATTATCCACCTACCCCCTCTTAAACTCTTTTGGGTAGAATCATCAGCATAAATATCAAAGGCTGTTCCAATCTCTGGGTAATCGTCCATCTCTTCGAACTTCTTATACCGCTCTCTACGAGTTTTTTCTAATTCGGGAAGCTGAAGGGAGGTGCGGCTCATGGTACCCATGGCGGGTAGTCGGTCTGGCTGCACAACATCAGCATTCTGTACGGTATCTCCAGCAAGATGCGCTTGGGGGGTAGGACCTGCATCCCCTTGCTTATTCATAAACGGAACCGCTTTGGTTGCAAAGAACCTAGCTAAAAATTGTCCCAATCTTCCTGTAGGGTAGAAATATGGGCCTAGGCGATCATTAGGACCACCAGCACCAAACTTAGTGTACCCAATAGCATCTTCGTCTAACTTATCGTTTTTGTTCACTTCATTAGCCATTTTATATCCTCATCTATGGTATCATTCATTGAGGTCCGAATGGGTTCCAAGGGTTTTCTCATTTTCTCTTCTGTATTCTGTGCCATCTCTAGGGGGGAGCTTCCTGCTAAGGTATGTAGTAAAGTTACTACTATTGAAAGGCTCATAATTAAATCATCATGTTTTCCTTCATCAGCGGTAATCTTACCATTGTCATCTACAATAAAGGTTAAAAGCTCGTCTACTGTCCGTTTTGAGTTTAACTTTAGATAATTATTCCTGATGTACTCCTCCATTCTAGCTAAAAACTCCTCTCGGTTTCTAGTAGTGATTTGTACCCCAAAATCATTCTTCTCATCTATCCACAGGTTATCGTATTCCAAAACATTAAACATCCAATCTATTAAGTTATTCCCAATCGTATTCCGTTCAATGATAACATGGGCATTATTATATAGATTAGCTTCCGTGTATAAAATTTGAGCAAGTTCATTAATTGGGGTTTTATTAGAATAAAACTCGGCTACCTGCTCACCTGTATAGCTATTAAAGATGTGGAAAGCGGAATAATCCCTATCTCTCCCTAAGCTGACATCCACCCCAATAACATACTCATGCTCTGCTGTAGGCTCTTTCCATACTCGCATTTTGTTATTATACTTGATCCAATAATCTTCATTAATATCCTCTACCAATCTCCTAAGAAGGTAACCCTCTAAATAGGTTTCACCCGTACCAAGGAACTCACACTCATACTCCTGAAGCCACTGCTTCATAGGCATGTTCTTCTTAGTAGTTTCTTCCCATTTATCCACATAGAGATCTTTAGCCTCCATTGCTTTATAGAGATCATCAAACCCCTCCATCCTTTTATATTCAGGATGAGACTCCCAATTTATATCAATAGCGTTAAAAGAGTTATGCCCTGCTATGGCTTTGTGGTAGACATCGTAATACCAATTACCAATTCCGTTGACCGTGGACAGAACAAAGGCTCTACCCCCTGTAGAGATAATGGGGTATACAGCAGCCCAAATAGTGTCAATGTTATCAATAAATGCAGCCTCATCAATAATCAGTAGGGATCCTGCAAGGGATCTACCTGATTGCTTCCCAGAAGGTCGAGATTTAATTGAAGATCCCGTAGCTAGTTTCATTGTATGCTTATTATCTTCGACCATCCTAGGCTTAATAAAAGCTGGAAGCTCTTCATACATAATTTTAATTCGGTCTAGAACTTCCGTTGACTCCGCATCACCTTTAGAGAGGATGACAACCTGCTTATGCTTTTGAAAGACAATCATCCAAAGGGAGTACGCTGCTGATATAGTAGTACAACCAGCCTGCCGAAACTTACGGAGGATGTTAAATCGGTTATCTTTAAGAGCATTCAGAATTTCTATCTGGAAGGGATATAGCTTGAATGGAACTAATCCACGAACTGGGTGAGTAACCTTAACATAGTTTGAAATAAAATATGCGGGGTCTTCCTTGCATCTTTGAAATTCTTTTATTAATTGGGATTTATCCATAGAAAGGGCTCATCTATCCTATTATAGTGCATGAAGATGTTCGCTATTATATGTACTAGAGATGTTAAATTACCCCCTATAGCAACAGCTTTGGTTAACCAATTATCTAGCTACGGGGTGGAAGTAAAGGTACTAGCCAAACAGTCTTCAATATTTGGAGCATACGAAAAGGGCCTGAGCTTATGTAAAGCAAAGAATGATGATATTATTATTTTCTGCCATGATGATCTACAGATCCTATCTAATCACTCACAATTCATTGCCGCCCTTAGTATATGCGTTAAAAAAACAACAGGGATAGTAGGACCAGCAGGAACTAGCTACCTAGGAAAAAATGCAGTATGGTGGGACGCAAGGGAATTAGGACCCCAGCATCTTAGGGGGCTAGTCAAGCATAGGCAGCACAAAGGAGATGCAACAATAATTGCGGATACAATGTATGGCCCTTACGGTAAAGTAGCTGTATTAGATGGATTATTTTTAGCTGCGCGGAAGGAAGTATGGCTTGATGTAGGTCTAAGCAAGCCTAGCCATTTCGAAGGGGATTGGGATTTTTACGATATTCACTATACAAGTACAGCTTGTAAAAAGGGGTATATTAATTATGCTGTTCCTGTAGATTTGATTCATATGTCTAATGGAGAACTGGTTGGACGAGATTCTTGGCATAAAAACAGAGAAGCGTTTATATCACATACAAAACTGCCTATAATAATAAAATGAACAACATTATATTTTACCCCTTTAAGTACCCGACTGTGAAAGATGGAGCATGGAGTCAGAAAGCAGAGTGGATTACTTCTGCCTTTACCACATTGGGATATAAGGTTTTATCTCATCCTGGGATGGACTACGATAGCTTATTTTCCCATGCAAGTAAAGATCTCTATGCCGTAGATGATTTTAACGATCCTGATCTAGGGTTAGGAAACGCAAGGTTTGTAATTTACAATCACGCTACCGCAGGGGATTTTACTACTCCCGTATTTAGGGAAAAAGCCTTGTTTTTCAAACCCGTTGGCCCAGACCTAACCCGTTGTACTTTAGATCGTTTAGGTTTTGGTTCTTACATTACTCCTGCCTATACGAAGCCTGATTTTGAAGATATCCCAATGGAAGAGGTTAACGAGTTTCTTGATACTACGGTTAAGCATTGGATTGAAAAATCTAGTACTAAGTGGGGGGAGGGGCGATTTAACAATGAATTCAAAACAGATTATACAGACTATGCTCTAGTTGTAGGACAAATCCCAGAGGACGAATCTGTTACCCATCAGGACTTTGGTGGCTATGTAGAGAAACTTTTATTAGTCATCGAAGAATTACACCTCGTCTTGAAGTCCACGGAAACCCCAATCGTTGTAAAGCTACACCCTTGGCTTGCAGAGCAAGCACTAGAAAGTGTTGATTATGCCCCAATCCCTAGACCTGAGAGATTTGATATTGATCACAGCGTTAACTGGAATAAGCGGCTGTTTCTTGAAATTAAGAAAATCTCCCCAGACATTCAAGTTGTTACAGGAGATACAGGTATTCATGACCTCCTTCCCAAAGCTAAGTTTGTTGTACTAGCTAATTCTGGGTCGGGGTATGAGGCTATGATGCATAGAAAACCTATTATTAGCTTCGGAAACCCTGAGTACCATTGGGTCACATATAATGTACGAAAACTATGTGATATGTGGAGAGCAGTTGATACAGATAGTTGGTTCGACCCAGAAAAGGGTGATAAATTCCTTTACTGGTTTATGGTAAAGTATTGTATCTATGACGAGGAATCTACCTTGCGTAGAGTGAAGGAATTACTTGCGGCTGAATGAGCCTATTTATTTGGATACTGGTAAGCTTTGGAATCACCTTTACAATTACTCACAGCAAGCTTCTTAAAAGTCTAAGAGAGAGGGCAGCAGAACATAATCCACTATTAGGTGAACTGCTCTGCTGCCCCATGTGTCTAGGTTTCTGGGTAGGAAGTCTCCTAAGCCTGTGCTGGGAGAGTGTTACGGGAAACTTTATTCTAGATGGCTTTCTATCCCTATCATCATGTTGGCTACTTTATGCAACCAGTTGGGCTTTAGCCCTGCATGACGATAGGGTATAGTCAGCACCCATTGCTACAGTGAGCAATTCGTGGAATCATGAATCGTTTTGTATACATTATTTTTCTCCTTTAGTAGTTAGATCAATTTTAAGATCATAGATAATAGCGTTCTTTACTTTTAGAGATTTAAAAAGCCGCTTTGCAAGATAAACTCCTGCTTTATGGTCTGTAGGGTAATGGAATCCCGCCATTACCCTACCTCCCCCACACTCTTCTGCTGCCTTAATAAGATTAAGTCTGTGTTCTGGGTGCTTATCAGCATAAATCTCCGCAATTAGCCTAGCCTGGGTAGAGTGACCGCTGGGGTAAGAAGGTGTTTTATTAGATCTGCTTGAAAGAACTTTGAAGTCTACCCCAAAGTATGGAGCCAGTTGTTTAGGTCTTGGCCTGTTAAACGAATTCTTCAGAGTTCTGATAATGAAGGAGCTTTCCTCTATTACTTTATCAATAAACTCCTGATCATAGCTAATTCCAAATAAAGTAAGATAGGTTTTAACTGCGAATGCGGGGTCATTATCGTGCTTCCGCACACTTTTTTTCATACCTTCCCCACATAAGAAGGTAGCCCCTTGTACGGTTAGGATATCCTTTGCCGTATCTAAACTAGAGTTAAGGGGTGGAGCAGGTATCCTAATGAATTTTGCACTATCTTTAAAAAGTGTAAGTTCACCTTTAGGCTTGCGTAACCTTTTCGAATAAACTAAATCATCTACGGGGTCCATTTACTTCCTCATGCTTTGTCTTTCTTAGCTTTGTTCTTACCAGCCTTAACAAAGCGTTTGGCAAGAGCCTTACGGGCTGGGGTAGCTTCCTTTACATCACCCTCCTCCTCCTCCTCCTCTTCTTCTTCTCCATCCCCACCATCGACCGACATAGGGGAGCCCTTTGACATAGGAGAGCCCTTAGTGTAGGGCGCAGCAGCTTCCATAGTATCCTCAGCATCTAACTCCGCTTCCTCCTCATCGTTTCCTTGGGGAGTAGCTTTCGGGCCGTCAGGAAGATCGTTGCCCATCTTCTCAGTTTTTCGAGTTACTTTTTTCTTCTTTTCGAATAAGATATCCGTTAAGGCTTCTTCGGTAATTGGAGTTATTGAGTTTGAATTATACATAGTTATATCCTTTATAGTATATAGAAAGTATTGACCCGAAGGGTCGCAAT